GCGGGGGAGGAGGGGGCGGCATTGCGGGGGCACTGCTCGGTAAGCACATAGTTAGTTCTCCAAAAGGTTGTTTTTCTGGTTCTCCAGTTGATCAATAAGGAAACGAACAACAGACCGTTTACCGGCCTCGATCCATATTTCCCTATCGGACATCTCTGGGTCAGGACATCTCTCTGGGAACCGCTCATTCAGAGCCTCAACCAACTTAGAATCTAAGGCAGGTATGGGCCTGAACATAGCATTGTTAGGATAATTATTCCTCATAGTCATCCTTTTGAATCCTTCTCGTCTTGGATGTAGCCATAAAGCAATACGCTGTAGTTGATTAGATCCAGTACGGTATCCTCAATCTTCTCATCGGCAACCTTATATTCACCAGTATCGAGGAAAGTAATCAGGCGTGAGATCTTGTCCGTCATGCGGACCATGAACCCCCGCTTGGTATCGGTGATACCCAACTTCTCGACACGGGTGAAGTTCAGGAAGGGGTCGCTTTGGTTCTCACCTCCTGAATAGTCGTGGTTTTTCTTGGACATCAACATCTGTGCATTGTTGCAAAGGTGCTGGTGTAATTTCAGTAGTTCATCTCTTGTCATCCTCTTGGCTCCCATAGTTTGACTTCATTGGTTTCAAAATTGTAGTCACCTTCTCTCATGATATAGGCAACTCGTGCCTGCTGGAGGGCATCCTCTTCATCGAACCCCTGATCTTCATAGGCTCGTCGGACAATTTCCCAGCAGGGATCTGGCTTCAGGATCTTGGCGGCTGTCTTGGGGCCGATACCGGGGCATCCTGAGTACCCGTCTACTGCATCACCCGTGAGGGTTTGCAATAAATGATTGTAGTGTCCATCCTCTGGCGTGACTTCTGAGACATCTTCCTCAGGTCTACCGGGATTGTAATGAAGACCTTTGATCTGCTTCAGGTCTTTGTCTGTGGACACAAGGATCTTTTCAAACTTCGTCTGCCACATCTTCTTACCCATGAGCATGCCGCAGACATCATCTGCCTCTAAATTCGGATACTCATAATGCTTGTAGGTATCACGAACATACTGCTTGAGGGTGAAGAACAGCAGGGGCTTGCGGGTCTTCTTGCGGTGTGCCTTGTATGTGGGGAGGACTTCCTTCCTCCAGTTCTTCTCACCACTTAGAGCAATAGCAATACTGCCTGCATTCAGTTTCTCTTTGAGGGAGGCGATCTCAACATCAAACCGTTGGCGTGCCTCACGGGCATCACCGTGTAGGGTCCACATGTCATCTCCCCAGTCCCATGCTACCTCGCTGCCGAGGGCACACTCCCAGAGAAATATGTCTCCATCAATCACAAGGGCTGTTTTCGTCATCGCTGATTCCGTTCATGACTGCGTGCTTGCCGATCTCGACCAATCCAAGCACTGAGTGAAATGGCCCCTGAAAGGCCACAGTTACATCCTCGACATCTTCCGTGCGATTGTTCGCGGCGAGGAACACCATCGTGTCATGACGAGTACGCAACTCATCAAGCAGTCTGGTGGTTGGTATCATATCTAAAGGTCCGTCCATCAAAATCTCAGTCTCCTTAGTTTTCTGAGCCTGCGGGTATGCGACCTTCGCATCTCTGAGTTACGCGGATACTTACTACCATAAGCCACAATCTTGGCTTGGGCAGTTTTGTACCGCAGGTAAGGCAGTACACGCTTGAGAATATTCTCTGCATTCTTGCCATACACAGCCCAGCGAAATACTGTCGCATCGTTCCGCTGCCGTGTCGTAACTGACCCACCAAATAATTTGGCAGGTGTAGTCACCAAAGAAGGTGAGACTGAATCAACCTCTATTACAGGCCCATGATTAAATGCCACATATCCCTCGCCATCAATTACTCCAGCCAACCATGCAACATCAGTGAGTGTCGGCCCATGTTCGTCCGATCTTGTACTCGCCGTCGAGCGGACATCTGAACTCGTAATGTTCACCGGCCTTACGCATCGCTTGTACCGCAGTTCGTCCGACATCATCCGCCTCTTCGTGGTTAGTTTGAAGTTGCACTTCATCATGAACGTGCATCAGTTGTTGTACATCCAGACGATCATTGTGAAAGTCTTCGTGCATGATAACAGTTGCACGCTTCATAAGAATACTACCAGCAGATTGCAGCAGAAGATTCAAAGCACTATGTTCTGATCTGATCGGAAGCCTTCTACCATCAATGGCGGGCAGCCAATCTTGTGATTGCAACTTCTTAGAGATGGCGTTCTTCAGCCGCTTGAGAGCAGGGATTCCGCGTTCAAGCATATTCCTCATACGTCGCCCTTCGGTCTTACCGCCACCAACAAGGCTGCCAATCTTCACATCACCAGCACCATACAGGGTGGCATACATGATGCCCTTACCAGTGGATCGTGAGACACCCATTTTGTCTGCGTTGAACTGGTGAATATCACCTTCTTGAATTACTGATGCGTACTCGCCATCATCCCATCGGGCAAGATAGTGAGCAAGGCAGCGTAGTTCCAGACCAGACATATCACACCCAACCATGACTTTACCATCGGCAGGAGTGAACAAGGCTCTGCACTCTTTTCCCCAAAGAGATCCAAGAGAGGGCACTTGACCAAGATTGGGGCGAGAGTGTGAGCAGCGTGAGGACACGGTGCCGATGGTGTTGACACGCCCATGTACCTTGCCCTCCCTTACAACCTTAAGCCAAGCCTCTTTACCGTCACTCAGTTGACCAAGACGTTTGATAATAGTCAGGTATCTAGTAAGGATCTTAGCCTCTGGATAATCAAGGGAAGAAAGGACCGCTTCATCAACACGGGGCCGCCCATCACCCGTCAATTCCGTGGGCTTCCAGCCGTACATAGACTTGAGTGCATTGGCAATCTGTAGCCTACTGCCGGGGTTGAATGGGATCTTTCGTACCTTCAAGGGGCCAGCAATCAAGTTGAACTTATCCGTATGTGGATAGTCTTTCTTCTTTTTGTACTGATCCTTAGTCACTTTGTGGTAGTAATACTGGGGGGTCTTCATCGGTTGTTCTTGAGCAGGGAACACTTCTTGCAGTTGTCTCTCCATCTCCGCTTTCTCACCGATCAACTCAGCATGTAGTTTCTGAGCAGACAACTCGTCGAAGGTAACACCTTGCTTCTCTTGCTTTCGGATGATGTTATCAAACCGATCTTCAAGTTCATGAGCATCCTCGTTGAATGTCTCGGATATTGCTGCCCACAACTTCATGTTGACCAGAACATCCTGCTTACAGTATTCACCCATCTCATCGGTGTACTCAGACCAGTCAGTAGTCTCACCGTAGTTGCCCTTGTGGAGGCCCAGACGGTAGCCCCAAGCCTTGAGGGAGTATCGCCCCCGTAGTTCTGGAGGCATGCTAGGGCTGGCGTAATCGCCACGAGAAACATCAGGGTTGAAGATCCGACCCGCAATCATGGTGTCGATAACATGGCAGTCACCTAAGGTGTATGAGGGATACAACTTCTTGATCGCAGGGATATCAAATCGTTTGATGTTGTGCCCAATCAGACGATCAGCCAGTCGCATCTTCTGTAACCCTTTGATGATGTCGTCGCCGTGATAAAGATCTACTTCACCAGTAGACATGTCACCAACAGCAATACAGTGAATAACCTTGAGGTCAGACAGGTTGTCCCAGTCCTCAATGCCATTTGTTTCGATATCAAATACTAATTCATACAAGGTGATTGTCCTCCAAATAATCCCACAAATCAGGGTCAGCGATTATCGCGTCGATAATCTTTTTGAATATTCTTTTCTCGTAGATCTCAATACATTGACGGGTGACTTTCTTTCCAATCTTTGGATCTTTCGCCAACTGGTTAGCCACCCATGTATATGAACGAGGTATTTCAGTCTCCAAACGCACAGGTTTATCATCAGGATGTTTACTGCGTCTGGGTTTGACTTCGGTATGTGATCTATCAACTCGCATTAGATTCCTCAAAAGGTGAGTGGAATTCATTCAATCGACCAGTTGAGGGGTTGTACTCCAGTGTTGCACATACCCCCGTCGTGCCAGCATAACGATTCTTGAGGACACGGATGGTTGTATTCCGTGATTCAAGTTGGTCTTGTTGATTTCGTTCGCAGCCAAGCACCGCGTCGGACAGTTGAGCAATGGCGTGTGAGCCACGCAACTGGCTGAGTGAGGTGGCAGCACCTTCCTCGTGACCACGACCATCAGGTCGCTTGAGGTGGGAGACAAGCACACAGTGAGTATCTGTCTCTTCAACAAGGGCACGGAGTTTGGTCATGGTGTTGTCAATCATCCGCCGCTCGTCGCCCTCTTCAAGGGCAGACACAAGGATGGACAGGTGGTCAAGGAAGATGAACTTGCAGCCCAGTCCCTTGCACATGTACCTGACTTGTCCCAATAGTCGAGCAGGGTCTTGGCTACCCCAGTGATCATAGAGAACAAGGTTGCCATGACCAATGCACTCGTTGAATGCGTTGCGTCTTGCTTCTTCTGGTAATTCACTGAACGTGGTATGTGGTACATCCATGTGGATTGCCATCATGCACTCGGCAGTCTTCTTGATACTTTCTTCAAGGGCAATGTAGCCAACCTTGTGACCTTGCTGCACCAGATAGTGAGCCAACTCACGGCAGACCGATGACTTGCCAATACCAGTACCCGCAGTCAGGGTGACGAGTTCACCGCCACGCATACCCAAGAGACTGTCGTTGAATCCCTGCCACGGATACTCAACATTCCAACCAGTATCCGACTTGTTGATGTGATCCCATAGTTCCTCACCAGCAATCACACCATCAGGTCGGAAGGTCTTTGCCTCCCAGATAGCAGACACAAGTTCTTTGACCTTACCCTTCATGATGCACTCGTTGGCATCCTTCTCAGGTAAGCCATGCACAATCTTGCACTTGCCGGGAGTGATGAGGTGGGCACATGCGTTGGCAGCAGCACGCCCAGCATCATCTTGGTCAAAGCACAGGACTACCACATCGAATGTCTCTAGCCATTCAAGTGATTTGCTGACTGCTTTGGGTGCAGCCGCCGCACCGTTGGGGACGGATACGACAGGCCATTTGTTCTCAAACGCTTGGCTTACAGATAGGGCATCAAGTTCACCCTCAGTAATAACCACACGTTTGCCTGACTTCGATGGATCCCAAAGGTGTTCGCCGTAAAGGTTGATGGACTTGGGTTCACCCAGCCACCTGAACTCTTTGGTATGAGAACGCAACTTCTGTGCTTTGAGATGCCCCTTGGGACAACGGTAGTTGGCAACTTGAAAGGGTTTGCCATTGATCTTGCCCATGCCATACCCCCACTTCTTGCATGTCTCAATCTTGATCCCTCTCTTCTTGAGAGTGATGTACTCAATATCAATCAAACTCATGTTTGATGTCTCCGGTTCTGATGTTGTAGATGCACCTCCTCGGTATCCGCAACCGGGAGTAAAACAATGCGATGAGCCATCGTCATAGATGGCTAGGTTATCTTTGCTACCGCACTTCTCGCAAGGCTCGTGCCTCAGGAAGTTCGCCATATTCAGTCACCTCCAATTCAATTCTAGGATCGTCGCTATATTCCTTTCGTGCAACGAGACTATGTATCTGGTCATCATCAAACCAGATAATCCTGTTCAACACATCCAGTGTCTTCAGGTAGTTGTCGATGTCACCCCGAGGGGCAACTCGATTGGTCTTCTTTGGACGAGGACAGTAGAACGTCACATCCAAATGAAGCGGCCCACCAAGTGGCAGGGTGTCGGGGTACTCCATTTCGCCCAACACCGCTGCCGAAGTGTTCCTAAATTCTGTGTATTTCTTTCCGTAATACACATGACCACGCCGAGTAACCCTTGGCCTAGAAGCAGGGCAAGGAGTTACTGGCAGCGTGAAACTAAAAGTCGCAGTCTTCTTCCTCGACATTCTCAGTGGTGCTTTCCGCTGCCTCCGAAGTTTCATACCCCTCTTCTTGTTGGAAGCCGTATGAGTCAAACTCATTACCGCCGTATTCAACAAGGTCGATAACTTGTACTGCCTTCATACGAAGACTGAGGCCCGCTCCAACCGCCGCCGTAAAGTATGGGACTACTTCAAACCCAATACAGATCTTACTGCCACTGCCGACAGTAACTTTGTTTGGGTCAATGTTCGCACCCTTGGCATCCACCAACTTGGGACGTTGTTCCCACTTGTTGCCTTCTTTACCAGCCAAGGCTTTCAACTTGAACTTGAATTCGTACTCACCAGTAGGCGTGCCATCCTCTTCAACTTCGGTGACGGGAAGAGATGCAGCCTTGACTTTCTTCCCTTTCTCGCTACACACTTGCTTGTGGTGTTCATCTAACATCTCTTGCAGTGTGCTTTGGAATGCGGAGCCTGACTGATTGTCCAGTCGAAGTTTGGTTTCGTACACGCCATCGGGATCGAACTTGGTTTCAGGCTGTGACAACTTGGGCCACACCGCCTCTCCAATAGGTGATCGCATTTTCTTAAATCTTTTCGCCATTGTATTCCCCTTATGAGAAGTAATATTGAGCCTGTTGAACTAACGATATATCCAAGTCACCCTGCGGGGGCGGCTCGTCCAGTTGGACCCCCGATGGTAACAAGGTATTGATTTGTGTGTGCAAGTCTTTCAAGATATTTCCTGAGAAAAGATCGACAGTTGCGTCACGCACTGCGTTACCCACGATAGGTACGCACGGTGCATGGACACTGTACTCGTCGTGAACCATGAGGAAGTCTTCAACTCCTTGATCCATTGCCCTGTTGGTTGTCTCACCAAGTAGGCCACCAATGCCATCAATCGAGTGGACAAAGTTGGGAGCCATAGCATTCATAGACTTACGCTTACTGGGGTCGCCATTGTCCGTACGAATACGGGTCTGGCGTATGACCCCGAATACATTTGTCTTGATATTCAGATGATCCTGCTTCTCGTAGTGCATGTATACCGGGAAGCCTAAAGGTGTCACCCACTGAGGAGTAACGCCGTTGTCAAGACATGTCTCAGCCACATGTTGCAGCCAGTCCATACCAATACGAGCAGCATGAACAACCTGACCAATAGCATCCCAGATCTTCTCAGCCAACCACCCACATGGTTGGTAAGTCTGATCACCAAACGGGTTGGTCTTCCCCTTCTTCAGTTCATCATAGAACCACTCGGCTGTGTACTTCTTGCATGAGAAGAATGAGGAACCATAGGGCAGGGTCATCGTCTGTCTCTTGGTTGTCTTACGGGACAAGCCAAACTCACGCCACCCCTTCGCATACTCATGGGTATCAGTGGCGATCATGTCCAGCACAGTTTCACAAACCTGCTGGTAGATGTCGTTCGGTAATTCACAGGGTAAGCAGTTGGTTGCTTGGGCACTGGTCTGATCTCTCAAGGCCAACGCATAGATCTGCAAGCCTTGGTTGGTTGCATCAATCCCGATGGGTAGTGATGTGTGGAACAAGCCACCCTTCATCATCTCTGCATACTCAACACATCCAGCAAGGAACCGCCAAGGATCATCGGCTTGGGTCCAGTCCATGTTGCCGAGGGGGTCAAGACCTATCGCATGTAGCATGCCCGAGTTTTCTTGGGTCCACTGGATACGTTGGTTGTAACTGTGCTTGTCCATACCCCAACAGTTAGCGATATGGATGCGAAGCCACTGCTCACCAATGTCGGTCATCACCGTTGTCCTATCGAAAGACAACAGGCTTCGGGCAAAGGATGGACCCTGTGGTTGTAGGAAGTAGGGCATTGGGTACACCCGACCTCTAAAGTCACAATCACTGGGATAGTAAATAGTCTCAGCCTTAAACTTCTCCGCAAGACTCATGACTCTCATTGCGTGAAGTCGTTTAGATCGCTGCCTTTCATTTTCAAAATGCTGGCGGGCAGCACGCCGTCTCCATTCTCTCCGAGCATCTTTGTTTGTATCAATGTCAACAGGCTTGGCGGGCAGGGGTTCATCCTCTGCGGTCACCAGCCCATCGACAGCGATGTTCTTGTTCCAACAATGCTGCATTACTTCAAGCACTGCGGTGTTCACCTTGAATGGTGTACCTTGTATGGCATTGATTGCCCTGTAAACCTTGGGCATATCCGCACCATTCACCAGTTCAAGGTGACCCTTATCTTTCGTCTTGACCAGCGGCCTACGACGGAAGACACCGGATGAATACCCGCCCACTATGGAGTCCTGCCACGGGACAGGTCGCTCTACCATAGGGAGGAACACTGGATCGAGCATCTCCATGTGGGCATGGGCATTCTTAAGCCACTCAATAAGATCGGCTGAAGGCTCGACCCATTGCTCGGCTTTCCCGTGTTGGTTCTTGCGAGTATTGATATCAATGAGGCCAGTGGATTGCCTCATCAATTCCAGACACACAAGTCCAACCTTGATCCTCTCCTGCGCTGACCAACGTGGTATCACGATGTCATGATGTCGGAGAGATTTCTCTATGAACTTCTTCTTGGTGTACGCAGACTTGTAACGGTCCATCGCACGATTGAGTTGCTGCCACAATGCAGCGTAGTCATCCTTGAGGGTCTGGTACTTGACCTCATCCTCAATCAGACCACCGATGTTTGCTGATGTGGCTATTAGTTTGCGACCGTTGCTGATGGCATCGAGTGTTGCCCGTGCAGTGAGGGCAGCGGATACCTTGCAAGGTACTTGGTTCAGGTAGGGCAGAGCAGTATGTCTTTTACCTGAGGATGTACTGGCGTGATCAATCCACTTCTTGAAGTGATCAGTTAGCGACACCACGCTGTGCTGTAATAGTTTCTGACCTGCCGGATGGGTAGACTCAAGGTTCATTTCCTTGGCACGGGATACCTTGGCTTGGTATCTCTCCTGCCCCATCTTGAGCATCTCTTGTTCGAGGTCAAACTGTTTCATCCACAGCCTCCAGTTTAGCGATGTGGGTCTTGAGTGTATCTGGGTTGAGGTGAGTATACCGTTGAGTCGTAGACAGATCCTTGTGCCCAGCCAACTCTTGGATAACCCTCATATCGGTTCCCTTCTGCGACAATCTTGAACAAAATGTGTGGCGAATCGAGTGGATGCCATCGCCCTTACCCATACCGATACGACTACGAACTTGCACCCATTCCTCATTGGCTTGGTTGTAGTTCATAGTGAAGTATCGGTCGTTGGTTTGTATATGACTGAGCAAGCGGGCCACCCGCTTTGTCATAGGTATAGACCTCGCATCGTTGTTCTTAGTCTCACCATAATGTAGAGTAATAAGATTCTCATCAAAGTCAACATTGTCACGGGATAAATTCAGTGCCTCGCTGACTCGCATACCAGTATCAAACAGCACCACCATCAGAATGAAGAACTCCTCATGATTGTTCTCTCGACAAGCCTCAAGGATACGCCGCTGCTCATCTTCGGTGTACCACCTGAACCGAGTAGGGGGTTCACCTTGGCGAGGGATGAAAG